CGGTGCGCTGTCACTGGCGAAGTGGAAGGAGCACGCCCAGACTGTCATGGGCATGATACAAGGCGACCGCAAGACCCGCTGCTACGGTCGTGGCGAGGAGAAGGTCAACAAGAAGACCTTCCAGCCCTATGACGGCTACGCTGGGCATGTGTTCATCACCGCTGGCAAAGACTCGCAACCTCAGATGATCCAGGCTGACGGTCAACCCATTGATCCTACCAACACGATGGCCTACCAGCAGCTTGCCCGCAAGATGTACGGTGGTTGCCGCATCAACGCTGCTGTCAAGCCCTGGTTGCAAGACAACAAGCATGGCCGTGGCATCCGCTGCGACCTGATCGCTGTCCAGTTCGCCGGTGATGACAAGGCGTTTGGTGAAGGTGCTGTGGACGCATCGAGCATGTTTGGTCAGGTTGCCGGTGCGCCTGCTGGCATGTTTGGCGCTGCGGTTCCTGCGCCTGCGATGCCCTTCCCACCGTTCATGATGAGCCAGTAATTAAGCAGGGGCTTCGGCCCCTGTTACCAGAGTAACCGTAATGAGTAACGACTATGTGTACGACATCGAAACCTACCCCAACGTCTTCACGTTGGCGGTGGAGCATTCAGAAGCACCGATACGCTGGTCTTTTGAGATCAGCGACTGGCGCAACGACTCCCGTGAGATCGTCGCGTTTCTCCAGCATCTCAAGGATACGGATGCCCGCATGGTCGGGTTCAATAACCTGGGGTTCGACTACCCCGTCTTGCATACGCTGACCCGCATGGGCACCTCTACAGCGGCCACGCTGTACGACAAGGCGATGGCGATCATCAACTTGCAAGACGAGGATGACGGCAGATGGGCGCACCAAGTCAGCCCGTCTGACCGCTTCGTGCAGCAGATCGACCTGTTCAAGATTCACCACTTCGACAACCGGGCCCGGTCCACGAGCCTCAAGGTGCTGGAGTTCAACATGCGCTCGGACAACATCGAGGACTTGCCGTTCCCTGTGGGCACCACGCTCACGCAGGCCCAGGTGCCCGTGCTCAAGAAGTACAACGCGCACGATGTCGCACAAACCAAGAAGTTTATGCAGGTCACGACCGACATGCTTAATTTTCGGGAAAAACTATGCGCGTTGTACCCCGGCAAAGACTGGCTGAACTTCAACGACACCAAGATTGGCAAGGAGTTCTTCACCATGAAGCTCGAAGAAGCCGGTGTTGCCTGCTACGACTTCGGCAGCAAGGGTCGCACACCTCGGCAGACCAAGCGGCCAGTGATCGCGCTCAAAGACGCCATACTGCCGTGGATCAGCTTCCAAGACCCCGAGTTCAGCCGGGTGCTTGACTGGCTCAAGGCTCAGACCATCACCGAGACGAAAGGGGTCTTCACAGACCTGACCGCTGTCGTCAATGGTTTTACGTTTGTCTTCGGCCTTGGCGGCATCCACGGCTCCATCGAGTCAGAGGTCATTGAGTCTGACAATGATTACATCATTGTTGACCTTGATGTCACCTCGTACTACCCGAATCTGGCTATCGTGAATGGGTTCTATCCGGCCCATTTGGGGCAGCAGTTCTGCGTTATCTACAAAAATTTGTTCGAGCAGCGCAAAAGCTACCCAAAAAAGTCGGCTGAGAGCGCCATGCTCAAGCTGGCCCTGAACGGTGTATACGGCGACAGCAACAACCAGTTCAGCGTGTTCTACGACCCGCTGTTCACCATGAGCATCACGCTCAACGGGCAACTGCTGCTGTGCCTGCTGGCCGAGGGGCTGATGCACATCCCAGGGCTGCGCCTGATCCAAGTGAACACCGATGGCCTGACCGTGCGGGTGCCCAGGGCCAACAAGTGGCTCGTGGATGTGGCAGCGGCAGCGTGGCAGTCGCGCACCGGGCTGAACCTTGAGGAAGCCGTCTACAAGGCCATGATGGTGCGCGATGTCAACAACTACATCGGCGTCTTCAATGACGGCAGCACCAAGCGCAAGGGTGCGTATGAGCACGACATGGAGTGGCACCAGAACGCTGGTGGACTGGTGATCGCCAAGGTGGCCGAGAAGGTGCTGGTCGATGGTGCGCCGATCAGGCAGACCGTCGAGCAGTGGCCCGACATCATGGACTTCATGCTCCGCACCAAGGTGCCTAGGTCGAGCTACCTCCAGTGGGGCGATGGTCGAGCGCAGAACACCTCGCGCTACTACATCGCCAAGGACGGCAAGCCCCTGTTCAAGTGGATGCCGCCCCTTACCAAAAAGCCCGGTGAGTGGCGCAAGATTGGCGTTGAGAGTGGCTGGGGTGTGCAGGTCTGCAACGACATCAAGGACGCTGTAGCACCTGTGGATTTTGACTATTACGTAAGGGAGGTGGAGAAACTCTGCCTCGGACTAGCATGACTAAAAACAAGATGCCGTATGAAAAATACCAATTGGCTGTCAAAGTGCTAGAAGCTGGCGGTGAGATTGAATCGCGGTGCATTAACCCGCCAGTTTTTACAACCCGATACGTTTTTACCAAAGAACAATTAGAAAAATTTATTGAGAACTTGGAAAATGAAACGCTTTGACAAGTCTGCTGAAGTGTTTGCGGCGGGCTACGCCCTGCCTTGGTACAGCGTCGAGCACAAGACCCGAGCTTGGCGCTACAAGGACAACATCTTCACAACGCCGGTTGACGTACCTGTCGAGCGGGTAATTCTAGGAGGAGGCGGGTTTGATGACGAGTTTGACGCTTTACGCATGGAAAGCTATAAGCATGAACCGCTTTGAAACGTGGGACCGCGAGACCCTAAACAAGTTTGCACAAGATGCGTCAGATGAGATTGCCGCACTGCAAGAAGAACTGCGCGTTGCACTTGACGCATACAGAAAACTGGTGGTGGAACATGCTCGAAAAACAGATTGAAACCAGGGTCTGCGACTACGCCAAGGAGCGCGGGCTGCTGGTTTACAAGTTCACCAGCCCCAGTCGGATGGCGGTGCCTGACCGCATGTTCATCCGGCCCGATGGTGTGGTCTTCTTCATCGAGTTCAAGCGGGAGGGCATGATACCCACGCCTGCCCAAGACCGTGAACACAACCGCCTACGGGGTCACAATGTCAACGTGTTTGTGGTGGACGATGTGTCCACGGGCAAGTGGGTCATTGACACGTTCGGGGCGGTTAAGCCATGAGAGTCATTTCGTGGTTTTCGTGTGGTGCCGCCAGTGCGGTTGCCACAATTCTTGCGGCGATCAAGTACGGCGACCGTCTTGAGGCGGTGTACTGCCGTGTGGAACAAGAGCACCCTGATAACCTTCGGTTTCTTGAAGAATTTCAAGTCAAGACAGGAATACTTGTGATGATTATTCGTGACGAAACGCATCACGGTTCCATCTATGAGGTGTTTGCAAAACGCAAATTTATTAAAAATCAATTTGGCGCACCCTGCACCACAATTTTAAAAAAAGACATGCGTAAGTCATATCAACGACCCGGCGACATTCAAGTGTTCGGTTACACCGTTGAAGAACAAGATCGCGCTGACCGTTTTATTGACGGCAACAACGATGTGACCGAAGACTTCATCTTAATTGACAACAAGGTAAGCAAACAAGATTGCTATGCACACCTGACCCGATTGGGTTTAAAGCTGCCAGCGATGTACCACCTTGGCTACTCCAACAACAACTGCATCGGTTGTGTGAAGGGGGGGATGGGTTATTGGAACAAGATTCGCAAGGACTTTCCCGAGCACTTCACCAAGATGGCAAAGCTGGAGCGGTTTATCGGTCACGCTGTCAACAAGGACGACAACGGTCCGGTGTACTTGGACGAGTTGGCACCCGATCGTGGACGGTTCAAAGTGGACATGCCTGCCGATTGCGGATTCACATGCGAGGTGGGCGCAAATGCTAACCCCTGATCTGCTCCACGGCTACCAACAAAAAGCTGTCAACTTCCAATGCACCCACCCCCACTCGATGCTGTGGCTGGACATGGGGCTGGGCAAGACGGTCATCACGCTCACCAGCCTCGCGCATCTGCTTCGCACGGGCTTCCTGCGAGGCGTGATCATCGTGGCCCCGATCCGCGTTATCCGGCTGGTCTGGCGTCAAGAGGCTGTGAAGTGGGAACAGACTAAGCACCTCAAGTTCAGCATGGTCACGGGCACCAAGGATCAGCGCACCAGGGCGCTGCTGCGGCCCTCTGATGTGTACCTGATCAACTACGAAAACCTGGGCTGGCTGGCCGAGACGCTCCAGACCTACTTCGTCAAGAAGGATCGCCCGCTGCCGTTCAACGGCATGATCTGGGACGAGATCAGCAAGATGAAGAACAGCGCGACCAACCGGGTTAAGGCGTTCCGCAAGATCGCTGACAAGTTCGACTGGACCACGGGGCTGACCGGCACCCCTGCCAGTAACGGCTACAAAGACCTGCATGGTCAGTTCCTCGTGGTGGACAGGGGTGAGCGCCTGGGCACCAGCAAGACAGCGTTCCGCACCCGGTTCTACAAGAAGGTGGGGCCGTACAAGGAGGTGCCCTACGACGACACCGAGGACACGATCAAAAAGCTCATCGGGGACATCACGCTGGAGATGTCAGCCGAGGACTACAACCCGCTGCCTAACCTCATGATCAACAACATTGAGATTGAAATGCCCGACGATCTGCGGGCCAAGTACGAGCGACTGGAGAAGGAGTTCTTCATGGTGCTCGACAGCGGCAAGGAGGTCGAGGCGTTCAACCAAGCGGCTCTCACAAACAAGTGCCTCCAGTTCTCCAACGGGGCCATGTACCCGGTGGCTGGGATGCCCCTGTGGGAGCCGGTGCATGACTTGAAGCTGGAGGCGCTGGAGGACATTCTTGACGAGGCCCAGGGCAGTCCTGTGCTGTGCTCGTATGCCTACCGATCAGATGCCCAGCGCATCATGGACAAGTTCGCGCACCTCGACCCGATCAACCTGACCGAGTGCAAGAGCGAGGCGTCCCTCAACAACGCCATGTACCGCTGGAAGACTGGTGACTGCGCCCTGATGATCGGCCACCCGGCCAGCATGGGTCACGGCATCGACGGGCTGCAAGACAACGGCCACATCCTCGTCTGGTACGGGCTGAACTGGTCGCTGGACTTGTACGAGCAGTTCAACGCTCGGGTGCGCCGTCAGGGCCAAGGAGTGCCTGTGATCTGCCACCGCATCCTGATGCAAGACACGCTGGATCAAGCGCAAGCACTGTCACTTGACGACAAGGCCACAACGCAGGCAGGGCTTCGCAACGCAGTTAAACAATACCGCTTGACAAAGGGCGCATGAGTCGTGGTACGATGTGTCACACCAACCAAAGGAGTAACCGTAATGATCAACCAATTGAAGAAGCTGTTTGCGACACCGAGTGCCGAGTCACTGGCACTGCGTGAGCTTGAGAGCAGCAAGCGCAGGCTGCTGGAGGCCCAGACAGCGCGTGAATACGCTGAATCCATGTGCAAGTACCGGGAGGCACAGATCAAGCGCCTGACGGCCTATCTGCACAACGCGACGGGGAACACATGAGCTACATCATCGCAAGCCTGCCACCCCTGAAGTGCTTCGTGCGCCGGGAGTACCTGTACAACTTCACCAAGGGCTTTGGTGAGTTGGAGCCCGCCATCTGGGTCAGCATCAAGGCGCTGCGGGGACAAGTGTTCCGCATTGAGTCGCTGCTGCCTGCTTATGGTGCGCTGTACGACAAGCTGCCCATCAGCGCCTACGTCTGGCGCGAAGACCACGGCGACTTGCCCATCGACACGCTGCAACTGTGGGACTGCATGGGCTACCGCTTTACCGTGTGCGAGAAGATCGGCCTGCGTAACCTAGGCGTGAAGTTCTTGGGCAAGGACAAAGAGTGGCACTACGGGCGCTACTTGTTCACGGTGGACTTCTGCGCTGACGGCATGGACGCTGACACGGGCTTTACCGAGCAGGCCGAGGAGCATAAGTCGTTTAACTTCATCCGGCTGGAGAACGGCCAGTTCGCCACGCAGCCCAACAACCGCTGCCTTTGGTACGACCAATCGCTGATCCCTGCCGAGGTCAAGTTTCCCGACTTCCAAGCGGCCAAGACCTTTTGGACTGTTGACGGCACACGCAAGTGGTCTGCTGGCGACGACTGGTTCTACGACATTGTGGAGAAGAACACATGACACAAGAAGTTAAACCACAAGACCACCCTGACTTCATTGGTGGTTGGGTATGGACTGAATTGGAAAGCCGTTGGATTGAAAAACGAATTGCCGAAGCAATCTTGGCAGAACGTGAAGCCTGTGCAAAATTGGTTGAGGCTGACCCATCATACGATTGGCACGCATTTGCGTGCGAAGCCGCCGCCGCCATCCGAGCAAGGGGGCAAGCATGACCGAAGTGGTACACGTTGTGCCACTCAATGACCTGCGCGACCACACCGCCAGCGCTGACTGCTGGTGCAAGCCTTCCGAAGAAGATGAGTGGCCTGGGCTGTGGCTGCACCACTCTATGGATGGCCGTGAAGAATACGAGAACGGGAAGATGAAATCATGAAGTCTAAGCACGACATTGTTCGGAAGGTGCTGCGTGAGAGCGAGGACGGGCTGACAGTGAAGCAGATCACAGTTCAGGTGCAAGTAGACAACGACTCGCTGAGTCGCATACTTGATGCAATGCCTGACGCCTACATCGACCGGTGGTCTGGTCCTACACGCGGGCAGTACAGCGCTGTCTGGTGCGTGGTCGTGCCACCAGAGAACTGTCCGCGTCCTACAAGGGAGGAGTCGTAAACCCTTACGCCGTTAGCGTCTTGGACTCGGCCTCTACCGAGCCCAGCCTACGCATCCAGCCTTTGCCAAACGTGGCAAAGGTGGACAGGCTCTTGTAGTGAGCCTCGCGCAGAGCGCAGAACTCCTCGATCACATCGTCGGCTGGTTTGGCTGTAATGGCCGCAATCGTCTTGGGGCCGATCTGCCCGTCGGCGTTCACTCCAACAGCTTGCTGAAGAAATTTACTAGCGCGACCAACGCCAGCATTGACAGCAGCATCAAACACGCACAGATCAACCCCGCTAGGAAGATCGTCGCCTTTGACAGCGTTCCAGTAGCGCGTCTTGTAGAGAGGGCCAACCATCTCAGGTGTGAGCGCACGCATGTCGGCCTCAGTGGCAGGCTTGCCAGTCCATTCTTCCCAGACACGTTTGGTCACTCCTAGATTGGTCATGCCGCCTGGGTCAGACGGATGGTTGACGTAGCCACCCTCGTACTTGAGGATGTGCAGGAGCGCTTCGTCCCAGTTGTGTCTCATTTGTCGTCCTTGAGTCTTTGAAGATCAGCGCCCTTGTCCTTGGAGCCTTGTGAACTGCCACGGTGAAAATTCAAGATGGTGCCACTCATGGTGATAAGGGAGCCAAGAGCCATGTAGACCAATTCCTTGTTGGCGTCTGGCACACCCTTGATGAAGGCAAACCAAGCCAAGAAGATGGTGGCCGACACGATGCCCACATCGAGCGCATACGCGGTGTTCTTGGCAAGCCAGGAAGCGTTTGACGACTCTTGCACCTTGGCGTTCATGTCGCGGGCGCTGTCGGTGTTGGCGTTCATCAACTCCACCAGTTTGGTGTCGTTAGCCATCTTCGCCAACTCACCGTCTTGGGCCATCCTAGCCAGATCGAGTTGAGCCTTGGCCTTGGCCTCTGGGTCTGGAATGAGCTTGTCGATGAGTTTGCCACCGACCGAGAGGAGCGCGTCAAGTCCGAGCATGATTACCCTTTCAGGTCAAAACTAAGGTTGGGGTGGCGCGGGTACTGCACAACTCGCTCACCCTCCGGGCACTTGTACTTGATCGTTGCAAGCAGGGTGGCCTTGCCATCAGCAATCTTCTCTTTCTGCACCATTGTCAATTGGTAAGTGAAGGTGTCAATTTCGGGCCCGGCTGGGCCGCTGAACTTGCTGGCCGTGGTGGTTGCTGCATGGACCATCCCTGCGGCATCTCGAATGCTGGGCGTAAAGCTCTCAACAGAGCAATCGTCGCGCTTCTTGATCCGCGCAACGGTGACGTTGATCGGCTTGCCAGCCTCTGCCGTGATCTTGAAGTTCTCAGGCGACCACTCGATGATGGCGCGGTCGAACCAACCGAACTTGTCGGCCAGGGTGTAGCTGCCACCCAGCGCCGCAACGCTGGCGGCAACCGCGCCGATGACTTTAGTAGGGTCAATCATTTGTCCACCTTGCCGTCGAGTTTGTCGAAGATTTTGCCGAGCATGTCGCGTATGTCTTTCAAGTCGGTCCGGTAGTCGTCACGGGCAACGTAGCTCATGGGCATCTGGCGCATGTCGCTGTCGAGGCGGTCAATGGCTTGGTAGATGCGGTTGAGCGTCCAGCCGCCCAAGAACCCACTAACAGCAACGGCGATGTTGAAAAGGGTCTGGTAGTCCATGTTTATCGGGCTAAAGCATTTTGATTTTGTTGCACGGGGCCAAGCATGTTCTGGGCACTGCGACTAAAGAACACAGGCTCGTTGACAAACGGCCCCTCGGTTATTTTTGGCACTGTACCAAGTCGCATCTGTGCGGCCAGTTGATCAAGTTGTTGCACACGGCGTTTAGTCGCCAATTCCCGAGCAGCCATACCAGCACCAGCGGTGTATGCGCCAAACGGGCTGACAGCCGTAAAGATGGCAGCAGCCGGGGTCATTGGGGTAAACTTGCCAACGGTGCGAAGCATGGACTGCAACGTGCCACCCTTGGCCGCATTACGAATGGCCTCTTGCTCGTCGGGTGTAAAGAACCTCATCTTTTTCTCGTTCTTGGCAAGAGCCGACAAACCCTGTGCAATCGACGCTTCTTTGCCACCTTGGGACACTTCAGCACGAAGAACAATGTCCTCAATCAATTCAGCCTTCTTGACCTTGCTGTAGTCTGCACGAGCGGCTTTCCAAGCGTCAAGTGCCGCCTTGTCGCCGCTGACAATTGCACTTGATGGCGCATTTAAAATATAGTTGTCAAAATCGTCAAGAAGAATCCGACCCATTCTGCGTTCAGAGGCGTCTGCGCTGCTGGCAGCATTTCCAATGATTTTGCGAAGTGCTGTCACCTCGGCAACATTTTTTGGTCTATCGGCTTGCAGTCGTCCAAGAGCGGCATCCACCTTCGGGTACACCCCAGACACATAGCCTTCCGTGGCCTCCAAGTGGGCTGGCAAAAAGCTCATCCGCTGGTTAAATTCACCCTTGTTGAACTGAAGACTGGACTTGTCAAGAATCTCGTAATTTGCCTTGGATCGCGCCATCAGGTTTTCAGCCGAAGGTACAGGCTCACGCTTGGTTGAACGCACTCCAGAGGCCATGCCAGTGCTCACACCAGCAGCCATGCCCAACAGAGGATTGTCAGTGGCTTCGGTCACGGTCTGTCCGACAGCCGTAGCAATCGGGGCCGTAACAACTTGAGCCATTGGAAGACGACCTGCTTCAGTGCCGATTGCGGCAATTGAAGGCGCGACAGTAGGAGGTGTCCCAGCAGCAGTGGGAATTCTGGACATTTGAGCAATATTGCGGCCAGCGCTTACAGACCCACCAGTGCTGGTCAAGGCACTACCGCTGGCCTGGAGCACGCGCTCCGTAGGGCTTTCAGCGCGGGGGCCGGGAAGCATTTCAGAGATGACCTGCGAGGGTAGGCGCACGTTGCCACCCATGAGCTTGTTGTACCCGCTGACCAGCACATCGGCTGTCGGTACGGCAAGACCACCGGCCAACGCGCCAACACCAGCACCTACTGGACCACCCATCATAAAACCGGCAGTTGCACCCGCAGTTGGACCAACCAGCCCCTCGCTCATTCCCCGACCAACAACGCCTACTTTACGGGCAACCTCCTCACCCATCGTAGGCTTGGGAGCCAAGTATTCAACAATCTCAAGGGGCTTGTACCCAGCCTCCAGCGCCTGAGTGACGCGGGGGTCTTTGCCCTTCAAGTACCCGACGATCTCGTCGTCTGAGTACCCTTGGCGACGGGCAGTGTTGATCTGATCGCGGAAGTTGTCTGCCATGATTACCTCGGCTTTGGCTTAAATATATCGGCAAGACCTTGCTGACGTTGGTTAGTTTCAGCGGCAGTGGGTGCAACGTACTTTTTAAGCTCGGGTCGGTCGAACAAAGACTTACCACCCTCGCCCGCATACCAAGCATCTTCCGCACCTTCGTATGTTTTCTTGGTTGACCACCACTTAGCGTAAAAGTCTCGCTGGTCCATGTCGCGTTTAAGTTGGGCTTTGGCGACATCAATGATGAATCGGTTGCCGTTAACCGTGTTCCCCAACTGGGCACCAGTTTGAGTAATACGATCAGCATCAGCCGCTGTTTGAGTACCCTTTTGCTCAAGCTGTTTTTGAAGCACTGCTTGTTGCGTTGCAGCAATAAAAGTCTGGGCGTTTGTGGCAAATTTTTCAGCGTTTTGTACACCCAATGCTGCAAGAACAGACGCGCCAGCTTTTTTAAATTCAGTGCCGAAGCCCGTCGTAAAGCCTTGATCAAGAATTCTGGCTTGTGTTTCTATTGCAGGCAATGTTTTTTGGGCCAATTTAGCGGCAGCTCTTATTTCTTCAAAATTTTTGATGTTAAGTTCACCTTGACCTTTTTGCTCGGCGCTTTCTAATTTTCCACCCGTAGAAGAAGCCGTGGCTGTAACAGTGCTGGTTGACCGATTGACGCCACCCATGTACGGCACTCTGACCTGCTGTCCGGACGGTCCTGCACCAATGGTGAACTGTTGGTTGGCATACTCGTCAAAATAGACGGGCGTTTCAGTTCCTTTAGCAACACCCAGCACCGTGATTTTTGGTGCCCGAACTTGCTCGCCACGCAACGCAGCCTCGTACTCTTTCGTCAACGTCTGAACCATCCGCACGGCGCGAGGGTCGCTCGACATGCTCAACTGATCAATCTCGGCACGTATCTGCTCGGGTGTCCGGCCTTTGCCAGCAGGCTGTGCTGCAAGCATTGCGTTGACCGGCGCAGCGGCAGGGGGTGCAAGGGTGTTGACGGCAGGCACGATTCCGCGCACGCCCTCACCAGCAACCGCAGGCATAGAAATCGGTGCGGTAGTTACGCCAGGGACGCGGCTTGTAGAAATTACGCCGGGGACAGGCGTCATAGGTTCCGGTTGAACACCCGCAGCCAATTCAGCAGGCGCAGCCATAGCTCCGGGCGCAGATGATGGCATGGCGGGCGCAACAGCAGCGCCCTGTTGCTCACCCTTAACTCTTGCCAAGAGGTCTTGGAACCCGCGCTCAGACGCTTGGCTCTTAATGAACTCAGCCGCGCCCATCGCCTCGCGCTGACGCCAGCGTTCAAAGCCTGTTGGATCGTCTGGAATGTCAGCCAAGTCTTGGTCAAGCGATCCAAGTTGTTGCATCACAGGCCCAAGGTCAGGGTCTGAATGCTGCATCCGAACTAGCTCACGCGCAGCCTGCGGCGTAGGCGCTCTGAGTATCCGGTCACGAAACATGGCCGTCTTTTCAACCGTCGCCTTGCGCCTGCGCTCTGCTTGCGAGGACTCAAGGTTTGACTGAAACTCTTGCCGACGCATGGACATCATCTCACCCTCTTGCGCCAGCTTTTGCTGCGCGAGGGCGTTCTGCGCTACAGCTTGTCGGCCTTGCTCAAACCCTTCGTAAAGGTTTTTCGGGCCTTCTTGGGCTAGGAGGTTAAAGTTAAGTGCCATGATTGCTCCTAAAACTCAAGTGAGCCGTAATACTCGCCCGATGCGGGGTTAATTCCAGTGCCGCCAAAGCCGCTGCCGCCAAAGCCGCTGTTACCAAGGTACTTGCCCAACGCGCTACCAACTTGACCGTAGGCAGAGCTTCGAGCTTGCTGCCCCGCCAGCAAAGCATTGCCGGTGTTGACGCCCTGCTGATTCATAATTGAACCTGCGCCCGTGGCGTAATTCTGGCCCATAGTGCCCATAGCGTTTGCGGATGTCGGGCCATACCCGACAACGCCTGCAAGAGCATTACGTTGCAGCCCTTGCGTGTCGCGAAAGCGGTTATAAGCGTTCTGGTACTCTTGCGAGGCAAGGTCTTGACCGTACCGCTGAATGCCTTTTAGCGTTGCGCCCGACATCAAACCGCCACGGGCCGCCGCCGACCGCTCCAAGCCTTTCATACCCTCGGACATGCGGAAGGCGTAGCCGGGGTCGGCTTGGTAGTCAGCTTGCGTGAACCCGCGCACCAACTCGCCACCTTGCCCGATACCTTGAAGGTATCCCGGAAGCGCGTTAACGCTGGCTTGGTAAAAAGGTTGCTGTCGGGCTACGCCTTCTTCGTATATTTGGCGTTGTAGAGCTAAGTTGCGGTCGCTAGCGGCGTTTGCCGCTTGTGCAGCATCTGCCGCTGCACCCGACGCGCCGCCGCCCGTAGCTTCTTCAGCCGCACCGCCGAGACCCATGCCTATCGCAGCGCCAGCGGGACCACCAACAAGAAAACCTATGCCCCCGCCGATAAGACGACCTAAACTCATAATGTTCCCCTTATGTCACTTCGCGGCCACTGACCCGCATGTTGATGGCGCTGGCAGTCCCAGCAATTGTACTGATGAAGTCGCCAATGCCAAGCACCTGACCGACCAGTTCTGGGAACGTATACACCTCAGACGCCTGGAGCGTCTTGGTCTTGGTGATCAAGTTGCTGTTGCCCGCCGAGCCTGCCGCCGTGACGAGGTTGACGCTGATTGTCGCCGCCGTGCCGCTAAAGTTGGTCGCGGTGAACTTGTCGATGATGGCCGTCACGCCAGTCGCGGTGTACTGGGTGGTTTGGGCGTTCTCAACCGTCTTGGCGGGAACGAGGACTTTTACTGAGACAGTCATGGTGTTTCCTTATGTTGGTGCCACGTATGCGGTAATGATTCCGTCGGTGAAAGTCAAAGACCCGTCCGCACCTAAAGCTGTGATTTTTGCTAGCGCAGCCGTGCCTGAGATGCCAATGTTTTCAAAAGCCATTGTGCCAAAATCGAACGATGGTGTTAACTCCAACGCCTGCACTTGCTTTTGCAACTCTGCAATCTGATCCAACAACCCGGCAGGCTGAAGTTGCAATGCCTCTACCTGTTTTTGCAAGTCGGCAATCTGCGACAGCAATCCGTTTACGCTAGGCTGCGTTTCAAGTGTCTGCGCCAGCGTTTGCAACTCCGATTCAACCGACGCCACCAGCGACTCAGCGCTGAACGTAATCCCAGACTCGTCAATGATTGCCGTAGTGGCCCTATTGAGCGACAAGAAGAACAAGTACCACGCTCGGGCAATTAGCCCCGTGCGCGGGTCAACCAGCGGCACCCGTGGGGGCGTGATGATTGGCGGGGTTGGACTAAGCATTGGTTGGGCTCAGAATTAGCTCTGCGCCCATGATGCTGATCTTCACAGGGTCAGTGCCCGATAGCTCATAAACGCGGTCACGCAGCTTCACCGTCATCCCAAGCCTGCGCCAGAACACTCGGCGATAGTATTCGCCAATCTTGCCAATCTTGGCCCAGTGCTCACTGGACCATGTGTGACCGCCATCGTCCGACCAGCGCAGCATGACCTCGGGGTCGCTGCCTTGGGTGATCACGGTTTGCTGCTCTGCAATTAGTCGATCACCCGACTCCGTAACCAAATAATCGCCGTCTTCCGTTTGAAGGTATATGACCTCAACAATCATTGAGCCGTTTAAGCCAGTGCCCGACTCAATGTCCAATTGCAAGCTGTGCTGCGCGGTGCGTTTCAGATTATTCTGACCGGTGGGCAGCGCCCTCCACGACCGCAGCCACTTCTGGATGCTGCCGTTGTCCGAGTAGTCTTCCAGATCGAAGGCATAGATGTTGCCATTCTGGTAGTCGCCTACGATGACATTGTTGCCAAATGACATCTGGCAGTTGCTGCGGTGCCGGGTGAACTCGCCGTTGTCCCAGCCCGCACGCTCATGCCACGCCTGGGTAGCAACGTCATACACCCAAGTCGTATTGGCCGTGGGGAAGATCAGCACGTAAAAGCTGTGGCCGTCTTGCTGGTACGTGTACGCCACTGCGTCAGACAAGTCAGAATACTGCTGAATCTGCCACTCGACGGCGTGTGTGCTGATGCGTTGGCCCGCGTAGCCGTTGGCCCGGTAGACGATGCCCTCGCCGCGCCGGTCACGCCCGAGCCAGAACAGGCCGTTGTCCATCTTGGCAATCGAGTAGGGGGCAGCGCAGCCCAACTCGTTGAACGCGCCGGGGATGCGCTGTAGCGGAAAGTCTGTCGCGCCCGTGTCAGACCAGACCTCAATCGAGTTGGTGCCAAAGGCCCAGACCTCGCGGAAGTTGGCGATGACGGCCACCAGACCGTCAGGCGAGCCCTCGGTGCTGGCAAACTCAAGCGGGTCAATCGAGGTGCCGTCCAGCAGCGCCGTGATCCACATCTTCTGGCTATTGGGCTCGTTGAAGACGAAGTAGCCGTCAAGGTACGCCACAGTCACAGCGCCAGGGAAGTCCGGGTCAGTGATCTGCCCAAAGGCGTTGGTCGTGTTGTTGTAGATGTAGCTCGGGCCGTCAGCCGCAATGAACAACTGGGTGCCGTTGTCGGCCATGCTGACCGGGCCAGTGCCCGCCACAGTGCCGATCAGCGTGGGCACATAGGCGGTAGTGATCCTAAACAACTGGGTGCCCGACACCACGAAAGCGTGATCGTCGTTGGACGAGAACGCCCACAAGCCACGGATCGGGCCGGTGCCAATGGTGTTGAGCAACAGCAAGCCGGGGGCGCGGTTCAGGAACGCGGGCTCTTTGCCCGCCTCGGGCACGATCTCGGGGAATAAATTTACAAGTCTGGAGTCCGCAGCGTTGATGCTGCGAGCCACATAGCTTGAACCTAAGATCGGCGTCTTCATCAGTAATTACCCGCGTACACGTTGAACCGCTGCCGCGTAGCCACGATGGCGTAGGGCATGGACATCACATCGTCTGGGTTGTTGATGCGCTTGAGGTTGCGCTTGCTGTACATCGCAATGCGCTGCACCTGGGGGCTGGGCTCGACGCCAAACTCAGGCGCGATCTCGCAAGCGAGGTTGTAGGTAAACGCCCGCAAGTACCCTGGCGGGAACAAGATGTCCGTGGACAGGTTTGCAGGCTGCGTCAACTGCTCAACGCTGATGAAATGCCACTCCAGCAGCCGGGTGGGGCGCGGGTAGATGAAGATGTCAATGTTCGGGTACGTCATGTTGACGAACACGACTTGCGGGAAGGTCGAGGTCACGGTCTTGACCGCGATGCCGTTGTACTGCTGCTGGTTGATCAGCTTGACGCCGTAGGACACGCCTGTGCCGGGGTCTTTGAAGTACGTGGAGTCGTCCACCAGAACAGGCCGTTGGGCCGTGCCGTTCAGGCGCACCAGCGAGCCGCTTGGGCCAAGAGTCTCGTTGATCGAGCCGACCGGCCAGTTGACGATCTGGTCGATGGTTGAGAAGACAGACAGACGCTCGGTGTTCCACGAGTCGATCATCTGGTTGAGCGCCATCAGGGAGTCTTGCGCCGTCGCTGCCGACGGCGTTTCACCCTCGGCCAGCATACCTATCAGCCGCAATGCCCGATTAATCTGTTCGCCTGCGGTGTAGGTCGCCATGTCATTCCCCTTCGGTTGAAACGTCCTTGTTGCGACGGGCTCGCCGTGCTACAGGCTCGGGGCTGACTTCTTCAGCCGCTGGCTCGGGATTGTACCGCGACCAGCCGTTTTGGAGGTCAAGATCGGCCTCTAGGTCCATCGTAGCGACCTTGGCCCCGTGGATAGGGTGGGTGAGATAGATTGCTGCCATGTGTGTAGAAACGGGGGCCGAAGCCCCCGCCCGATTACGCAACGCTGAAGTTAAGACGGTAGACAGGGAACGTCACCGTGTTAGCAAGCGTGCCAGTTGCGGCTGCGCGGATACGCAGACGATCACCGGCAGCAACCACCAAATTGGCAGCAGTACCGCTGAGAGACAACGTGCGTGCGGCATTAGCCGTCAGCGCAGTCCCGCCAGTAGTCTTGGTCGTATTGGCATCGGTAGCTGCCAGCATAGCGGCGCTGCCGGAACCCGTAGTCCCAAGGTTGGTGACGGAAAACGTGATGTAGTTGGTATCGCTTGCAGCCAGCGCGTCCACACCCGAAAACACAGCAGAAGTCAGCACCCCCGCCGCAGGGGCAATGATGAAAACGTCGCTGTTGCCGGTAGTGGCAATAGTCGCGCCTTGTTGAGACGCTGTGAGACCGCTGGCGATGTTGGACAAAACCTTCGATGTGCTGTCGATGCTTGCGCCCGAAATCGTTGTGCCGGAGGTCAATTCGGGGTCGCTAAACGCGACGCCTACAGGCTTGGTATTAGGCATGTTTTATCCTTTAAAAACGGGGGGCCAAAGCCCCCATTTAAATTTAGGCAACGCGGTAGATTGAGTACGCTGCGTCACCAGTTTTGCGGAAACGGAACGTGCCAGATGTGTTGCTGGTTTTAGTCAGCGAATCTTGGATCGTGTCGTTACCAACAAGGGTGTTGCCCGTACCAGCAGTAAAAACTACGTCATTTGCTGCATTGTCACCAATGTTGATGAAAGAGCAGTCAAAGGTCGAGCCAACTTTAAGGCTAGGGAATGCAGCGTCAAGCAATGCGCCTGTGGGGAACACATAGGCTCCGGCATCTGTGCCGCCGGAGTCCATAGTGCATACACCGGTAGCCAAATTGGCTGCGGTGATAGTGACAGCCGCGCCAGTCAAAGCAACGGGAGTGCTGGTGTTGGAAAAACTGATTTCGTCAAGATTGCCGTCACCAACTTGGTAACCGCCTGCGCCATTTGGAAGAGCCATGATAATTTCCTTTGAAAGATGTTACGGAGCTAGATCAACCCCACATGCGAACGGCCATTTGAGGACGAATCACACTGAAGCCGTACAGAACGTCGATACGGCAGGGCATACGGTCGTTGTTGATGTCGTACTGGCGCACGATACGCAGGCTGATGCCGTTATGAACAGCGCGAGCAGCCATGTCAACGCCTTGGGGCAGCAACAGGTCGGCGGTTGCGAAAGTAATCGCGTCCTTGTGGTACACCAAGTTCTGAGCGTACTGGCTGGAAGCTGCACCCACAAACACCACGGCTTTGCCGTTTTGCGGCAGAACGTCCACGGTAGCCAGGGCGTGGTTGGCCGAGTACATCGGAGCCACGGTAATGTTGCCAGCGCCAGAGCCGTTCAGAGTCACATCAGCCACAGCCACAAACTGGAACAGCGAGCCGGTGGACTCACGGGTCTGTGGGTTCACAGCAAAGCAGTCAGCCACAGTGAACACATCGCCGATCTTCACGGTGCCTGCTGCCCCAGCGCCAGTGATGGCAATGGTCGTAGCACCTTCAGCGGTCACAGCAGCAGACAAGGTGCCGCCAGTAGCGGTACGCGAGCCGGTGGTGAACTGCTTGATCGACTGAGACATGTTGATCTCGTCGTAGCCCAGCACGCCAGTGCCCATCATGCCGTTCTTGAACTGCTTGCTGATGGTGTCGGTGGGGTTGAACAAACCTTTCATGCCTTCAACCAAACCAGCGTTGGCCGCAGGGTTGACGGTGGCGTAGCGAGGCGACATCACAGCGGCGTTCTCGTTTAGCTTCTGCTGGGCTTGCAACAGCACCAAAGAAGTCGAAGGAGTGGTGCCGGGAGTGCCGACGGTGTTGCCGATGTATTTGTAGCTGTTTGCCACATCAGCATCGATGCTGGAGGCCAACTGGCTGATACGTGGCTTGAGCACACGCTCTGCGAAGTCGTCCAACTGCATGGTCAACTCAGCGGAGGTGAAGTTCACGCCGATGTGCTTCTGGCTGGAGACAGTCAGAGTGGTGAACTGCTCGTTGTCGTCCTGAACTTGCAGGGCGGCACCGTCAGTCACCAGAGCGCGGTCGGGCAGACGGATACGCAGGGTAGAACCAATCTTGGCACCTTCAACAGCAAAACTGTCGTCGTACTGACGGTTCACGTTACGGGTGATCACAAGGTTGTTCTCCAGAATTTCCAGAGCTTTCCGTGTGATCATGTCAATGGTAAGAATGCTATTCGCCATGATGCGAGTCCTTTAAAAATTTAGCGGTTAAGTTGTGCTTGCAGCTTCTTCATCTGTCGGGCACGTTCAGCTTCAATCCATTCCGATGTACTCATGGCCTTCACAGAGCGAGGGTCAGTCGTGTCGTAAGACGGGTTGCCGCTGGTCCGTGCTGTCACAGGTGTGATCGGCGCAGGCGCAGACGTAGTTGGTTTCACGGAAGGGTTGGAGCCAATCTTGGCCTCAATCTTTCCAATCTCTCGGGCCTGCATGAGAGGTGACAAGCGGGAAATGCGATCAGCTTCTTTCGGGTTGCTGCCCAGCCAATAGGCTAAGTCCGGCCCCACATCAGATGCCTTGATTGTCTCGGCCATCGCGTCAGTGACTCGAAGCTGGGGGTTGTAGGCGACTTGTTCAAAGTCGTCATACTTGGCCCTGGCTTCTTCCTCACGGTCGTGATAAGCCTCGTTAACCGCAGATTGCTGTTTCTGGTAGTCACGCTGCGCGATCATTTCTTCGGCTTTTCTGACAGCCAGCGCTTCCGCGTAGGCATCAGCAGACTCAAAATTCTCGATAGGCGGGACTTCCGTCCTAACCACGGGTTGGGTGGTTCTAGCTTGCTGCTCACGTTCCCATTTGCGCTGCTCCCTAGCAAGGCGCTTGCTGATCATCGCGTCGATTTCGGCCTGGGAGAATTTCTTTTCCTCGGGCGTTTCGACTTGACTATCAGCTACTTCCGGCGCGATCTGTGCAGTGTCCGTGGTGGCCGTCACCTCGGCTGCTGGCGCGGTGTCAACTACCGCTAAGTTTTCTTCGTTCATGGTGTTTCGTTAGAAACCCCGGTCTACTGGGCCGGTACAGTGGTTTATCTTACAGCAAATTATGCAAAGTTTGGCATTGAAACCCAAGTAGCGGGGAAAAACGACACGGCAGCGCCCGCTACAGATGCAGATGCAACCCCACTCAGCGTGATTGTGGTTCCTGAGATTCCAGTTATGATTTGACCCGTCACAGCGCCTGCAACACTTATGTATTGCCCGTACTTCAAATCAACCGCACTGTTAACAAAAAGAGTTGAAGTGTTAATGTCGATTGCTCCAGTAACGCCCACCAAAGTTCCCATTGTGCCATCAGCACTGCACATATAGCCCATTCGCTGACCAGTGGCAACAGTAGACGTATTCCAAACAATAGCGCCCTTACGGTACGACCCAGAACTAGGGGTAGCAGACGTTCCCTCTGCTTCTTTGTTTAAAATTTGCTGTGTTCCTTGGTTGTCCGTAGAAATTAAACCATACGCAAGGGGCGTATAGTTTAAAATATTTCCATTTAGCAGAGTTGGCGCTTGCGGAAAGGTAAAAATAATTCCGTCGGAATCAACCGACATATTTGGCCCACCGGGAGCGTAATTACCAGTGTTAATAAATGTATTGGCCCTTGTATCCGTTGTCTTGATAAAAGTTAAGTCTGTAAAGTCGGTATATCCATGTGTCCAAGTACCTTGAGCACAAGCCGTAAGATCAGCGGCAATTTCGTTAGGCACTGGAGAGTCAAAATATGGAACTATGACCGCCCATCCAATAGAACGCAACCATCTGATATCAAAATTTAATAGGGCGAATGAAGGGTAATAATAGCTGTTTGAATACTGATAGTCAGTACCATAAATGCCGTAAACTGTAAATCCAGCGGCATTTGCGGCAGCTAGGAACGGGCACGCATAGTCACCACCAAAGATGGCATTTGCGTTGAAGAAGTTTCCTACTGTTCCATTTGAGCGCACATAGAAACCGTATTGCGGCCCTCTGCAAACGCCCATTGTGATCTTGTTAAATAGACTGCTTCCAATGCCGTTAGGTGTAAAGGCAACACCGTACTTAAATCCTCCGTAAATATACGGAAACTCAATTTCACAGTTTGAGACTGTTCCGTCAAAAATTACAGCATAGGCGTTATTGGCGTATTGTTGCGAAACTGGGCCATTGATTCTCGGGCCTTTAATCACTACGTCAAACATTCCTGTAGCGCCAAGATTATTAAATCTCAAAACAGACTTTGTGTTATCTGTTTGAGTAATCGTCCCATTGAATATCAACTGGCTTTTACTTACCTCGGTAACGCCTGCTTGAGGGTATTGAAGTACATCATTTATGTTGTACTGTCCATCAGGCATTATCCATGACTTGTTTGAAATGAAAGCGCCGCCAGTAGACGCAGCATTTAAACTTGCTTGAATGGCCGCTGTAATTTCAGCAGGGGTGACCGAACCATAGGTTCCGGTCTGCACAGCAGCAATTTGTGCTGGGGTCATGTAATCAAAGACGCTTATAGGAGCGCCATCAATCATTGAGTTGGAGACTTTGGTAAGAGGCATTTGTTTCTCAGCTATTTAACTCAGCAACCAATGATTGCTTTATTGAATTGATTAGCGCAGCGCCGCTTTCGGTAATCCAACGCTCTAAATCCTCATTGGTGACATTTTCAAAGGGGATAAACTGATTTTTATCCGCTAGCGACAAACCATAAGTTGTTACGCGGCTAACGGCGCGGGTGTCATTACTAATTTTCAATTCAAAATCTACTTGTTTGATTACTTTTTTGAGATCGTCTTGATCTATAACCAAAACTGGGCTAAAGTTCCATTCGAAGTTCATAATGATTCTCCTTTAAACTGGATCGGTTACGGCGCTAATAAAGTCGCCAAGCAAACAAATAGCTACAGCAGCCCCCCAACTTGCACCACTGACAAAGCTAATCACGCTGCTGTCTGCCGATTTGTAAATGCCTAGCTCAGAAGCACCGGGCGAATTGGACGCCACAAAACTTCTTGCGCCTACAGACGCTGAAACGATGTTGATCGTGGTGTTTTTGTATGAGCAAAATACTAACGCTCCACCACCGCCACTACCCTCAGAAATTACAAACGCCCACGCAAGACCTGATCCTGGCGTTATGGTGAATGTTGTGCTATTTCCCGGAGTAAAATAAGTTTGCAATCCAACGCTTTGGATTTTGGTTGTGGTTGCCGTTTTTTGCGAGGTAACTTGACTTGTCGTAACAAGTGAAGTTCCTGTAGCAGCGCCGATAACGGGAGTAACCAACGTGGGGCTAGTTGCCAGCACGTTGTTACCAGTGCCTGTGTTGGTGACGCTAACGATCTCTTTGCTTGCGTTTAGCGCCAGCGCAGTCGAGGCTGTTAAACCTGACAATGTGGTTGTGCTGCTTATTCCAACAGTTCCAACAACATCAAGTTTGTGTGCTGGACTTATTGTGCCAACACCAACACGGCTGTTTGTTGCGTCTGTATAGAACAGATTTGCATCTGTATCGCCTTCAATACGCACGTTAAAAATAGCACCGATCTCGTTAATCACAAGATTGGTCGTACCGATAATCATTTTCTCAGTCAATGCGCCAGCAGTTGCAGTTTCGAAATGAATCTGGCCCTGTTCAGCGGTTGACGTTGGGCTAAGAATAGATGCGTGAATTAAACCGTAGGCTTGTTTGTTGCCTGCTGAATCTTCACCATTGAACTCAATCTCGCCAAGTGTGTCAGATGCCGCTGGTGTTGCTGAGTCTCTGTACAACTCAAGTAATGGAGCGGCTGCTGCACCAGCATCGGTTGATGTTAGGGTCATGCCCGAAGCATCAAAAGATCGGCCAGCGGTCAAGTTAGATACAGCAACTTTGACCGTTGCGCCGCCTTGAACAATCGGCAACACCTCGGTGCCAGCAAGCGGAGTCGTTGACGGGGGGAGTGCTGAGATTTTGGTATCGGCCATGATTGTTCCTTAGACGTAATTGACTTCGATTGACGAAGTAACTGGAGGTGCTTGAGAGAAGGTGAGAACAGCGCCAGCAAGGCTGTACGTGTTTTTTTGCTGGTACACGCCGTTGATGTACACGTTGGTGGCGTTCTCGCCTGCGGGGGTGCTTGCCAGCGTAAACGCAACAGTGGAGCCGTTGCCGGTAAAGTTTGCAATGATTGCGATAGCGTTGAAGCTGCTGCCCACATTGTCGTAGGTGGCAATCAGAACGCCAGTGCTGGTTTCAAGCACAAATTTATAAAACGTTGCCGCAAGAATCCAAATCTCGCCGCCGCTAGGCACCCGGCCAGCAGCATTCAACACAATGGGGTTGGTGTGCGCGGTGTTGCCAGACGACGAGGTGTACGAAGCTTGCGGCGTTGTTGTGCCAGCTTGGTAGGTGTAAATTTTGCCGCCAGTCAGCACATTGCCGCTGTTGTCAAAAAATTGAGCACCAACGCCGCCAAAGGCTGAAAGCGATACTGCGGGCATGTGTTACTCCAACAAAATCAAACCACCGTCCTCTTGGACGAGGTTGTCACCGGACTCGGTAAGAAGGTTGCTCTGGGCCTGCTCGCTCCCACGCCCGCCAAACAGCGAGATGATGCCGCCCAGCCCAAGGCCGACGGCGTTGCGAAAGGCTACACCGAAGCTCATTGCTTGTTGATCGGTTTGGCGTAAGCAGTGCCGTCCGTGCTGCCAATCCGGATCACGCTAACGCGCCAGGGAGCGCCGCTGGTGTTCAGGGGCACCACAAACGGAATGGGCGTAAAGGATGGGATCGGAGTGCTGGCGCTGGTAGCCACGGCCCCAACGCCCACCTGAACGTAGCATGGCACTTCAGACCACACCACCACACCTTGCGGGCCAGCGCCCCATGCAGTCGTGTTGCCCGCAGAGGCACCGGCAGTTGCGGAGTAAGCGGGGAAATCCGCTTGGCTCATTGGGTTGAGGAGTTCCATGATGTGTCCTTATGCCAGGAATTTGAGCTTATACAGAGTTCTCAAATATATCTCAACGATATTATCGATCAACTGCTGCAACGTAGAGTCTTCTTTTTTCGCCACCTTGTAGCGCATCTCCTCGACCTCGGCCAGCGATGCCTCAAGGAACTCGGTGATGTTGGTCGTCTTCTTGGCCGAGTGCAAGGTGATGGGGCCAATCAGCCCGTGACGGCCTTGGTAGGTCTCGGCAAAGTCGTCAGCCGCGCCAATGATGCGATCATAGAAGATGTTGAGCGCTTGGTGCTTGGAGTAGCTGCGCGTGTTCAGATGCACCGAGTGGGCCACATCTCGGGCCAAGAACAAGAGGCCCATGAAGTCTGCTGCGGTGCTCATTGCATAGCTCCTTCAGGTGGCATCATCGGGGGCTGCTCCATCATCTCAGGCTGGTCCATCATCATCTCAGGCGGCGGCTGTTGGGGCATCTGCGAGATCATGTCGTTGCTCTCCATTGCCGCTGCAACCACGCCCATAGCGATGTCTTGAATCTGCTGCTCGGTCATGCCCGCTTGCACGGCGCTGATGCGCTGAGTCTCCGCCTGGTACGCCTTGATGTCGGCCTCAAACTCTTTGATCGCCAAGTCGCGGGCTTCCATCGACTTCTGCACGTTCTGGAGCATCCCAGACATCTGCTGCATCTCTTGGTTCATGGCCTCCATCTGCTGCTTGGCCGCAGCCAGCGCCGGATTGTCCTCGTCGTCACCCAAGATTGATGGGTCGATGACCTTGGCAAACCGCTGAGACATCTCTTGGGCACCCGGCCAGTCCATGTTTTTGATGAACAGGTCGCCAGCGACTTTCCACAGGTCAGGGTTGCCTTGCAGCAACTGGGCCATTGCTTCCAGCGACTCTTGGCGTTTGGTGGCAAAGCCTGGGCCGGTAATGACCATGACATCGTACTTGCCGACGCCAGGGTTGTAGATTTTCTCGATGACGATGCCCTGCTCGTTTCTGATTTTCTTGACCGGCTCGGCCTGCATCGGGTTGATTTTGATCATCTTGGACTCGCCGTCCTCACCCACGATCCGGGCAATACGCTCGGTGTCGTAGATTTTGGGGATCAAGTCGATCAGTTGCCGCCCGATGTAGCGGATGAACCGGGCGTAGTTGTCCACGTAGTGGTACGTGCCGGTGTCCGACTCTTTTTGCCGCGCTAAGATGGCCCTGCCACTGCGCTCGTTCGATGTCATGCCCAGCGCAGCGTTGTACTGGCCGGTGGACGCTTTGATGTCGTCAGACGCGCCAGCCTTGGCTTGCAGCAGGCCGCTGGAAGCCATTGGTGGCTGTGCTCGCTGGGGTAGTGGCAGCGTGTTGCCTGCGCCGTCTGTAACGTCTGGGTTGACCTCCAGATACGGCCAGTTAGTCGTGTTGGCTGTCTTCCACTGGGTCTCGTAGCCCTCAAACTGACCGCCATAGCCGATGAACGGAGCCTTGGGGGCCAGCGCCAGCATCTCGGCTTCTTGGCTGACCCAGTAGTTGTACATGCGCTGCGCGTCCTTGGCGTTACGCACGATGCCGCTGACGTACAAGCGGCCTTCAACCTCAAACTCGTTGCCCACGCAGCGGATCACGGGGATGTGTGCGCCTGCCCAGTCGGAGCGCTCCAAAATCTCGTAGCCGTTGATCTTGAGCCACTTGACCTTCTTGCGGTCGGCCTTGCGCGACTTGACCGGCTTGCCAAACATGCCCTTGAGCATCTTGTCCTCGGGCGTGCCCGCGAACGCGGTCTGGTTGCCGGGGTACAGGTTCAGCGTTTGCTTTTCGTAGTCAACGTAGAAATACTCGGCGATCCGCACCGTGTTCTCGTTCATCCACTGACTGAGCCCCTGGTCGCCTACGCCCAACGTCTGCATCGTTGACAGGGGCGCGGCGTCAGGGTACTGGCGCTCGTACTCGTCAAGGGGGATGTCCTCGGTGATGAAGCACCAGTTGGCATCTGAGCCGCACGGGTCTTGGATCAGCGGGTCCATGTAGACCGAGAAGCTGTTGCGAATGCGCCCAATCTTGATGTCTTGATTGAACGTGTTGTCGTCGCAATACTCGGTCAAGATGCGGGCGTAGCCCTCACCGTAGGACACTTGATTCTCGCAGGCCGTGTCGTAGGCAACGTCAGCGTCCGACATGTACTCGATGTGCCGGATCATGCCGTTGAAGATTGTCGCCACCTCAACGTCAGCGCCATCGTCTGCCGGAATGACCTTGGGTTGCGGCCTGTTTTGCCGCTGCTCGTTGGTCACTTGGTGAACGTGCTGCGGCAGCTTGTTGACCGTCAGGCACGGGCGGGCGTTGATGGTCTGACCCTGCACCGCGCCGCGAGTTGCCAGCACATCGGCGGGCCACTGCCACTGGTTGTCGGGCGAGCCGCCGTAGAACCGCAAGTCGTCTAGCTCGTCCTCACGCGACTCAGACAACGCAGAAATCGCCATGTCAAGGCGACTGCGTGCCGTCGATAGCACCTCGGAGTCGCTTTGGTCCTTGGCCGAGCCGCCGTCGCTAACTGCGCCAGCAGCGGCAATTCCTGTGTAGTCTTGGGGCATGATTACTTGATCTTGCCCAGAACCTTGGCAACCGTCGCCTTGACGTTAACGCTGCCGTCATTCTTGCCGCTGTAGGTCGCCATCTGGGCGTTGGTCGGCGTGTTGCGGGCGGGCATACCGCCGCCAGTAATCTTTGGCTCACGGCTGTTGAGCTTGCTAATGGGCGCGAGGATTTTGTTCATTTTTTGACTTTCTTTGCCGTTTTGGCAGAATTGATAAAGTCTTGCTTAGTCGGCGCTGCTTTGCTGCCAACTTTGTTCATTTTCTCGCCAGAGCCTGCCTTGATGCGGGCTTGCTTGGCGTTGATGTTTGCGTAAAGTCCGGGTTTTGTAGCCATGATCAGCACTTCCATCGTTTGAGGGCCGCTTTGGCCCGTTCGCCGTCTTTGGCCTTCGCCGCGACGGCACCCATGCGTGAGCAGAAACTGTCTTTGCGTGCCTGATCAGCCTTGGTCTTGGGGTTCGGGGCTGGCGGCTTCAAGTTAGAGCCCGTGGCGGCGTTGTACTTCTCGCGGCCCTTGGCTGTCAGGCCCGCGCCCTTGCTGACGGGTAGCTTCTCGCCCCGTCCAACGCTAAGAGACACACCCTTTTTTGCCATTTAAGACCCCATCCAAGATGTCGATGCAGCGCCATTCTGGGCGTTGCGCCGGGTAATTATGCGGTCATTGTACTCTCGATGTGCAACCGGAAACGCAAAGGTCACGGCCAGCGCGTCTGCCGCATCAGGCGATGATAGTCCTCGTGCTCTCATTTCCTTCTTGCCCTCAAGGTAGATGGTTCCCGCCGAGTTCGGCTTCTTCATGGGCCCGGTCAGGTCAGTTTTAAGCTGCCTGTCCGCAGAAAGTGACGCCGTTTTCAGCCACTCCCGCATCGCGCCCCACATCTCAGCCCGCTTGTTACCCCACATCACGGGGTTCTTGGCCTTCCAGCCGAAGTTCACACCGCGCACTTTGTACCGCTGCTCGGTCAACCTGTCAAGTATGCCGTATCCGAGGCCACCCTCGTCAATCACGGTCAGCGTGGGCTTGAACTCCTCGATGGCATCAATCACGTTACCCACGGTAGTCATGGTGTCGTCGCCCTTGAACCTGCGGATCGCTATGATGTCCCGCCCCTGGCGCACCACCATGACCGTGGAGTCCATGCCGCCCCGTGCAGGGTCAACCCCAAGCACAATCGGCGCTGTCATGTCCTTGTGCTTGGGCCGCTTCATGGCGTCATCGACCACCGAGGGCATGATGAACTGGTCATCCCCGCTCTTGGGGAAGTCCCCGTACACCTCGACACGGGCCTCGTCCGAGTCCTCGCCGTATTCTGCGATGATCTGCTCGTAGATCGACTTGTCAGTGCCTTCCACCGTGCGGGCGTCGATCTTGCGGCTTGTCCAAAACTGCCGCTTGCCCCCGTCGATAGCCTCGTAGAAGTACCCGGTGTTGCGCCGACCGTTGCTGAACGCCAGCCAGTACCGATCCAAGATGTTTTCGGTAAAGAACCCTGCTGCCACGCTCCATATGCTGTCCGGGATGCCGCTGGCCTCGTCGAAGATCACCATCATGCCGTCCATGTTGTGGACACCGGCATAGGCGTCTGGGTTCTCCTCGCTCCAGAGCTTGCCCTCGGCACCCCAGTACCGGGTGCCTTTCCTCAAGTCACGCTCAACCAGATCAGTCAACCACGCAGCCGGTGCCAGCTTGGTAGCGCTCGGCTCCCACCAGTGCGCGTTGATGCTCATGGTGGCCCACTTAGTCAACTCACCCCAGGTGACGGTACGCAACTGTGTCTCGCTGTTAGCTGAGACCACGACAGACGAGCCAATGCGAGTGGACAGCATCCACAGAATCAGCCAGCTCACCAGTGCCGACTTCCCCACACCCCGGCCAGAGGACACAGCCGAGCGCAGCGCGTCGATCATCTCATCGGCACTCATGCTGCTGCGGTTGGTCCGGATAAAGTCCGCTATCTCACGAAGCACCTCCCGCTGCCACTTGCGCGGCCCCTTGAACTTCTCAAGCGGCGTGTTCTTCTGCCCCCACGGAAACGCGAACAGAACGAACGTCTCCGGGTTGTCGGCAATCTGCGGCGACCACAACTGCGTCATGAGCAGTTGCTCCTCCTCGGGGCTGTACCTGATTCGCTGCATCACTGCTCCAGTCGAGGGGTTACGTCCATCACTTCAGCTTCGACGATCCGCATCTGAGCTTGCTGAAGCGCC